AATATGTTTGGTAGCTTTAATGTAGGGCTTGTATGTACTAATCACACTTATGCGTCACAAGATATGTTTGACCCAGATGATAAAATTTCAGGCGGTCAAGGCTTTATCTATGCTTCAAGTATCGTAGTTGCTATGCGTAAATTGAAATTAAAAACAGACGCAGATGGTAATAAGACTACGACAGTTAATGGTATCCGTGCTGCCTGTAAGATTATGAAAACACGCTACGCAAAACCATTTGAATCGGTACAAGTTGAAATTCCTTACGAAACAGGTATGAGTCCATATAGTGGATTAGTCGATCTGTTTGAAGCTAAAGGTATGCTCAAGAAAGAAGGAAACAGTCTTGTATATGTAACACACGATGGCGAAATCATCAAACAGTTCCGCAAAGCCTGGGAAAGAAATGAAAAAGATGGCCTAACAATTATGATGGCCGAAATTTCAAAACATGGCGAAAAATCCGATTCCGGGATAACTACACAAGTTGTACCAGAAACGGAGACCGCAGAATGAAAGAAGATTTAATTGCTGATCTATGGAACGTTGTTGCAGAACATCTTCCAGAGAAGACTAAAAAGGATGTTGCTTCAGATTTTATAAACACCCTCTTAGACTACGGTGTCAAAGACACAGTAATTGAAAGCCTACAGGGCATTGACCCTTACCTCGATGACGCTATTCAATACGCTATCGACGGCGAGCAAATTAGCGAAGATGATGAGTATTACGAAGACGAGGACTAAATGAATTGGTATGATCGAGTTTCAAAGGATATAAGTTCTATTCCAGATGCCGCGGCATACTACGAAAGTGAATTACAAGCAGCAAAGATTGATGCTCGCATAGCGGGGAATTTAGAAAAAGCTGCTGCTAATATGCCTGGCATTGTAGAAAATCGATTCAATCAACTTCAAGAGATTGAAGCTGTTTTAGAATATTTACATATCGAACTAAGACGGCTTCGCTCACAACATTTTCGCAAGTATCTTGAAAGCTATCAACGGGCGTTATCGTCTAGAGATTGTGAAAAGTTTGTTGAAGGTGAAGCCGACGTAGTTGATTTTGAAAAGATTATCAACGAGTTTGCCTTACTACGTAATAAGTGGTTAGGAATTATCAAAGCATTAGATATTAAACAGTGGCAGGTATCTAACATTGTTAAACTAAGAACAGCAGGTTTAGAAGATGCTACCTTATGAAAATCTTAATCACAGGGCACGAAGGATTTATAGGTAGCAATTTATACCATTATCTAATAGAAAAAAATTATGTCGTTATTGGGCTTGATATAAAGTCTGGTAACGACATTCTTACATGCAACTTACCCGACTGCGATATAGTTATACATTTAGCCGGTGTCGGTGGCGTTCGCGAAAGCATTGACGATCCTGCAAAGTATTGGCAAAATAATGTTGAAGGAACAAAAAGAATACTAGATCATTATTCCAATATTAGGGTGCTGGTTGCTAGTTCAAGTTCTCAATACGAACCTTATTTAAATCCTTATGCCGCTAGCAAACATATAATAGAAAAAATCCTACACTCAAATGTTTGCTTTATGCGATTTCACACAGTATATGGACCAGTTCCTCGACAAGGAATGTTTTTTGATAAGCTAATCAATAATACTTTAGAGTATGTAACAACACACGAGCGAGATTTCGTGCATATTGACGATGTATGTGAGGCAATATTATTATTATTAAAATCAAATATAGTAGGACCAATTGATGTAGGATCTGGTCATTCAATTAAAATCAGTGACATCATACAAAATTTACCAATTAAAGATAATCCTCCCTACGAACGAAAAAAGACACTAGCCAATATTAACTTATTGACCTCATTAGGGTTTTCTCCAAAACATAACGTTAAAGATTTTATCAGCCATTATGTGCGCAGATAAATATTTTTATGAAAAAAATCGTATTAGTAACCGGTGGGTTTGATCCACTTCATTCTGGGCATATAGCCTATCTCAACGCAGCTAGAGACCTCGGTGACTCATTAATCGTTGGTGTAAATTCTGACGAGTGGCTACGTCGAAAGAAAGGGCAAGAATTCATGCCTTGGGAAGAACGTGCCACTATCATTGCCGCGCTTCACAATGTTGATAGAGTTATTAACTTTGACGACAGCGATAACAGTGCCAAAGATGCTATTAAAAAAGTTAGAGCAATATATCCAGCGGCTCAAATAATCTTTGCCAACGGCGGAGATAGAACAAAAGAAAACATTCCAGAGATGGATCTACTTCAAGAAATGCTTCACTTAGATTTTGTCTTTGGTGTAGGTGGCGAAGATAAAAAGAATTCTAGTAGCTGGATTTTACAAGAATGGAAGGCGCCTAAGACAGAACGACCGTGGGGATATTATCGTATATTACACGAAGTGCCGGGAATGAAAGTAAAAGAATTAACCGTTGATCCAGGTAAAAGTTTGTCTATGCAACGACATAACTTAAGATCAGAATATTGGATAGTTAGTGAAGGTAAGTGTATGGTAGAACATCACGGTCACGCTGTTCAGACTGACGAATATCTTGTACATACTCAGTTAGTAAAACATCACGAATTTCGCATCCCACAACTTAAATGGCATAGACTTTTTAACCCGTACGATGTTCCGTGTCGAATTGTAGAAATACAATATGGTGACCGATGTGAAGAAGAGGATATCGAAAGAAGATGATTAAAGTTTTTATCGGATATGATCCTCGAGAAGCTATTGCATTCCATGTATGCTCTAATAGTATTATTAGACATGCTACTAGACCAGTTAGCATTACTCCATTAGCCCTTAATAATTTTAAAGATTATAAAGAAACACACATGGATGGTAGTAACCAATTTATCTATTCTAGATTTTTAACACCTGCACTGTCTGACTATATGGGATGGACATTGTTTATAGATGGCGATATGATTTTACGTGAGGATATTGTAAAACTTTGGGAATTACGAGACGACTCTAAAGCAGTCATGGTTGTTAAGCACGATTATAAAACTAAGATGACAGAAAAATATCTTGGCAGTAAGAATGAAGATTACCCTCGCAAGAATTGGTCAAGCGTTATTATGTGGAACTGTAGTCATCCTAAAAATAGAGTGCTCACTCCGGAGTTTGTTGAACAGGCGACTGGGGCACAATTACATAGATTTACATGGTTAGATGATAATGATATCGGCCAGCTTCCTAAAGAATGGAATTGGTTAGATGTTGAATATGATCATAATCCTAACGCAAAGTTAGTGCATTACACACTAGGGACTCCTTGCTTCTACGAATTTGCAGACCAAGGCAGTTTTGCCAATGAATGGCACAGAGAACGAATTTTAACAGAATACTGCCTACAGCATGATCTTCCTAAGTAAAGAACTACAAGACGAATATGTTAATATGTTAGCTCGCGGCTCGAAAAGTGTTTCTATATCTTACGAGCAATTCGACTATAGCGCATCAACCGAACCTTTAGTGTTGCGAGGAATTTTAAAAAAGAAATTAATGAAACAATGCTGGCAAGATGGCAGAGACTTTTATTATATTGATACCGGATATTTTGGTAATGAACGCACAGCTACTAACCCAAACGGATGGAAGTATTGGCATAGAATTGTAAAAAATGATCTACAACACAGCGAAATTATTCCACGGCCCGATGATAGATTTCGTAAATTTAACAAATCTATTAACAGTTGGAAGAAGCAAGGCCGTAAAATTTTAATAGCTGCTCCTGACGAAAAACCCTGTAAATTTTATGGTATTGATCAGCAGCAATGGGTTCTTGAAACTGTGGCGACAATTAAACAATATACTGATCGTCCTGTTGAAATTAGAGAACGAGCTAAAAATAGAATAGATCGAATTAAACATTCAACATTACAAGAAGCATTAGATGATGATGTCTTTGCTCTAGTGACCTACAACAGTGTGGCTGCTACTGAGTCAATATTTTATGGTATACCAGCTTTTACACTGGCTCCTAGCAACGCAGCTAGTCCTGTTTCTAAACAGGATTTAAGTCAAAT